TTGTGGTCCTGGTCTTTCAAAGAATCTCCTGAGCCGGCCAAACGGATTGATTAATGCTCTTGACGTATCAATAACGTCTTTTACTTCTTTGTGGAAAACTCCGTAAATGTTAGGTGAAGCTGCATGGAATCTTTCTATGATTTGCTTTGACGAAAAGGCAGAGATAGTAAAGTTCTTATTGAACCGCCTACAGTCTGATATGACATTCTTCATGAACTCCATCCATTGCATATTATAGTTACCGGCATGTCTAACTTTCTTTCCTATAAATCTTTCAGAACTGTCTTTATCAAGAACATCAGCAATCGGGTCAAATTCGTAGGAGAGATTAAGTTTACCAGTAAGTAGAGCAAGGGCAGCCGTCCTTTTGTGTATATCAATCCTATCAAAAGCTGCTAGTAATTCGTCGTCCTTTGAGAGAAGAGCAACAATTCTTGCCTCAGCTTGGCTAAGGTCGATATTAACAATAACATATCCTGGGTCAGCGATAAGGATTCCTCTAACGTCTTGTCCAATATCTCCATGCTTGGTAAGTGTTTTGAAAGCAAATCCAATTTTGACAGGTCTAATGGGAGGGTCCAAAACACTGTCGCTACTTCTTCCTGTTTCTGTTCCAACAATTCTAATCTGTGTTCGCATTCTCCCATCAAAGTCTGGCATTGCATAGAGATATGTTGATAGAGTTTTATTGACTCTGCGAATTTCGAGGATATTAGATAGGACTTCTCTACGGGATTCATCTTTCACCTTATCTTTCAATAGTTTGCTAATTACATCTTCGTTAGTATCTCTCTTCCTAGTTATCTGCTTAATTCCCATCTGGTCATATATCAACTCTGCTACCTGTTTTGGAGAATTAAAATTAACCTTCCTTCCAATAGCAACCATTAGCTTTACTTCTAGATGCTCTGCCCAAGTTTGATACTTAGCAATTAAATATCCTCTAGCTCCAGCATCTAACTTGAATCCTACCTTTTCCATTCCAAAATATAAGTCATGTAACCTGGTTATATAGGTATAGTAAAACTTAATCAAATCCGTCTTGTAAACGTCAGACAAGTTTTGTAATTCGATTTCGAGATTTTCGTCAACCTCACAATCCACCGCGGAATCTTTAGCATTATATAGAAACCAGCGTTCAATGGGGTGTTTTCCGAATATGAATTCTTTTCCCTCTGCTTTATAATAAGGTTCTCTTGTCCAAAGGCTCGAAATAAAAGCAAGACCCACATATGGTATCTCTGGATTAACAGTGTGTGCTTTAAGGGATGTATCTGTTTTTAGTCCCTTAAATCTAAAGCCAAGCATCTCTAATTTTGCTTGGTCAAACTTCCAATTTTGCCCGCCTACTTCTTTGTTACGAAATAGCCAGTCTAGTTTCTGCCAAATAAAAGATAAGTCTGTAGATGGAATTGTAGCTAGTTCGTATTTTCCGACTCTGGAGAAGAGGGGGATTGAGATTGCTTCGTATCTGTCCCAAGCGAGACTAATACATCCTGGAACTGTTGACTCAATAGTTTCAATGTCTGCAAAGACTCTATCCGCACTCTTGAATTTTCTATCAATAAATCTTGATACGTCAACAGAGTTTCTTGCAATAGTGAGTGACCTTTCAGGTAATGAGAAGCCCATTGTCTGCGACTCTTGGATTGCTCGTTTAATGTCATGGCCTAATACCCATTTCCAGACGTAGGAAAATAAGCCTTTAGATTCATCACTATCACCTGATTCATCTGAGGCTCTTACTAAATGGTATGGACTAATTGTTCCAACTACTTTGCAATCACCTATCTGAGATGGGAGAATTGAGCCTCTATAGTTTAATAGTTTGGAGATGCCACTAACAGTCTCAAAAGCAGCAGGCCCAATAGCCAGAATACAATTAGGGCCAACGGATAGTATCTCTTTATAAAGTCTCTGCTTCTCTTCTTCAACGTCACAAACTGTTCCTATCTGCTTAATGTCATTAAACGGTGGACGGTATCTATAGACGTAAGTAAGCCAGTAGTTAGTTCTCCAACCGGAATGACCTAGTTCTGTAAATACCCTATCTAATAGCTCTCCTGAAGAACCTAAAAACGGTAAGCCTTTGTTGTCCTCTGATTGATTTGGAAACTCACCTAGTATTATAAGTTTACTATACGGATTCCCTTGACCTGATACCATGTTTGGCATGTTATACACATTCTAATGGTGGTGTAGGAAACTCACCTTTCTTCCAACGCCACAGATGTAATACATAAGGATGCACATTAATATAATTTGATTGTTTAGGATGGAACTGGACTACTGTATCATCACCATCCCAACAGAGAGTCTTTACAAATTGCATCTCTTTCCAGGTAGGCATCCTTGTTCTTGTGCCTTGTCTTGTAGAGATACTTACATGTTCCCAATCTCTTTGTTCTCCTTCTGCTAAATCTTCCGTCCCATCGGAACAGATTAAGATTAGTTCCCATCCAGGTTCTACAGATGGAACACTAAAGATACCATTATTTCCTTCTCCTAATACACCAATTCTTTTTTCATCTTCTATTCGCCTGCTTAATAGTTTTGTACTGAAACTCATTGTACATTCTTTCCTTTGTTCATTGCCTGTAATATTTCCATTAACTTCTCTTCTATTCTAGCCTTATCATGGTCTACAATATTAGGTGCATTGACTAGATTGCTAAGATATAGGTCTAATCCACACACATAATGCTGAACTATATCTACTCTAAAGAATCCAAAAGTAGATTGTCCCTGCACTGTCATATTAATAGCTAAGTCTTTTCCTTCTAACTCTTTCTCACATATATAACAGGTCATTTTGGTTTGCTCTCCCTAATAGTAGCTTCTTCTACCAGAAGATGTATTGGTTTCTTATTCCTTTCTATGTAGTCACATTTCCAGATAACAGAGTAGTTAATCAGGTCATTAAAGGTATCTTCTATTGACTCGTGATTAACCTTCTTTGCTGAAAGTGTTACCGCTAACCGGGCCAGCTTAACTGCTAGAAAGGTAGCATATACTTTATCTCTAGTGTTCTGAAACAGACTTGCTACAATGTCACAGAATTCAAAGTTAAAGAAGGCTCCTTTATCTCCAGAGTAATCATCGTTCTTTGATTTATGCAATGTCTTTAGATACTCAATGGTTGATACAAAACCAGGGATTTCTGGCATGGCTTACTCCAATCCCCAAGCATACCCATTTGGAGAAACGATATAAACTTCCTTATCATTACCGATTGCGTAGCGGATTGTTTTCCAGGCGGGACTATCTTCAAACTCATTGAATGTTTGTGGAATACCTACTAAGATACCACATTCATCAATCATTTTTTTGTTGCGTTCTCTTAGCGGCAGGGAAGCATTAACTACCTTAGCTCCATTATACTTATCAATATCGTTGTTGTTTCCAATATGAGGAATAATCTCTACATCAAATCCCTGACCTAATAGTGAGAGAAATACATCATAATCCGCTTCATCTCCACCTAAGATAAAGCTATGAGTTTCCTTGTTAAAGATTGGTAGCAGGTTACGAAAACCGTCTAACTGTTTACGAGTAATCTCAAACCGGCTGGTAATTACTGATATTTTCATGATTCAATAAACCTCTTTAACTTCTTTCTCTTGTTGATTTCCTGTAAAGCTGCAAAACGGTTATCTAAAAAAGCTAATTCTGGCCATACAGATAACCACCTATGGATAGTTAATGTATCTCCTACCCAGGTTTTGTTTCTGCCTAATATCTTGGCCAGATTCCTTACAGAGTGTGATTGTTTTTGTTTTATAAGTTCGTCATATACCTTCATTGTCCTATCTATTTCTTTGGTCCAATCATTTGTTGCTTTGGCCTCATCTACTAATCTAGCTAACTCTGAGTTCATACCGTAATCTTAGTGAGATATTCCCAAATGCCAAAGACTTTCATTAGCCAGATGATTGTTGCAATGATGGCTACAATATTAATTAGTCTGATATAGGATGCTGCTATATAAGGTGGACCGTATCTATTTACCAAAGCTAGGAGAACGCCGATTACTACTAGAGTCAAAACTACTACTATTAGTGGCATTGTCTTTCTCCTTTTGAAGTGGGACTAAAGGGAATCGAACCCTTACTCTCTTTCGAGAAACGGATTTTAAGTCCGGTGCGTCTGCCAATTCCGCCATAGTCCCATGAGGTTTAACTACTCAGTTCTCTCTGAATAAATCCTTTCTAAAATGTCCTCTTGTTTATCGCTTAATGTTCCGCTCCTTAGAAACTGTTTCTTTAGAGAGGCAACAAAATCCTCTTCCCAAGCAGTAAGATTAACACCATCCTTTTCTATGGAATCAAACCAATGTTGGAGTTTTGCCTTGTGTTTATCTTTCTCTTCCTGTTCACTCATACAAGGCCATTCAAAACAATAGAAGCATTGGCGGTCATTACAGCTTCACGAATCTTCCTAATAGCTGTAGTCTTATCAGCACTATTAGGACAATGAGCTAGGATACAGTGAGCTAAATCGTGTGCTCTGTCCCTAATCTCTTTCATCTTTCCTACTTGTTCTTCTGTAGGCGCGTGGTATTTGAATACTTCATCAATCATTCCGCTATCCATTGGCATGTTTACTCCTTAGAAGAGCCTAGTTCTTTTAATTGGAGAACTAGAAAGAACCAATCTTACTACTTACTCAGCGGTTGGCAAGCTAGCGTAATCATCAATCTGATTCACTGGCCTGTTATTGTAGGTACCACGAATCCAATGGGCAAGAAACTTCTTTCCTACCATAGTTCCCTTAGACAAACGAACGCTAAAAGAACCGTCTGGATTCTGTGGAAAACCACAAGCTTTAAGAAGCGAGTTCATCATTACCGGCAGCTTCTCATTGAAGTAGATAAAGGGATTTTCAAGCCCCTTATACTCTCCAGCAAAAACCTTGAAGGTAAGATGGACGTTCTTAGAGTCTCCAGTTTTGGTATCCTCTAAGGTAAAGTCAATGATTTCAGTCGGCAACCACGATGGTGCTGAAACCAATGCTGACTTAGAAATATCCTCTGCTGAGATAGACCAAACAATAGAATCTTCGCCATTTGACATTTTGTTCACCTCTGTGCCTTTTGTAATTGGCACCTTACATTATCCCTGCCCGCGGAATTGCGTGACTAGAGATAACTTCTTTGTTACTTAACTTTTGCTAGGCATACTAATTACTTGCCCAGGAACTTTCTCGCTTAAATACTCCTTAACACAATCATACAAACCTTTGTCTGTATAATCAATGTCCTTTGGAATATTCTTCAAAGCTGTTTTAGCTTCAAAGTAATCTTCAGACGGTCTTGGATAGCAGGTTCTCTTAATAGTTGACCTGCCAGAGTTATCACTATCTACTCTGTAATCGAAGTACCAAACTTCGTCAAAGTAAGTAGGGATAATTGACTCAATCTTAGGACCAAAAGTTGTAATTGAAGTGTATTTGGTTGCCTTGTTATTACTGCCAATCAACGTTCTTTGAACCGGGTGGGCAGTAAGAAACAAGTTACATTTGAGAGAACGTAATGATTCCAGCAACGTAGAAATTACCATTGCTTCACCATTAAATTCGTCCCAAGTAGGAACCATGATTCCGCCTGAAGTAATCTTTGCGCTATCTACTTTTTTAGTAGGGTCAAAATGCTGGAAAGAACCCTTAACTAGCATCTGCATTACTACAGTGCAAGTAGAAAGAGATGTTACTCCATCGAGAATGATATTCTGGTAGGGATTGTATTGGGCGAGACTTGCAATTAGCGGTTTGAAAACGGTCCAGAAGTTATTGGGATTAATTTCTTCTACTACAAAATCCCCTGCTGCAACTCTTTCTGGATACCAGTCAATGATAGGCTTATGTCTACCATCAAAATCCAATATTAAAGTTTTACCGGGCCATGATGCTGCTGCAATAGTTTTTCCTCTTCCTGTTCCACCTACTAATAGAGCACGAAAATACGATTCATACTTAGTACTGTTTAGATTGGTTGCCATTGTTTACTCTTCCTCTATAAAGACATCTAACAAATCGGTTGGATAGAACCTAATATACTTTGTTCCACCTTCTACAAACTGTCCTGATAACTCTATTAGGCCAGCCGGCTGAAGTCTTACTTTAGATACAGTATATTTATCTACTCCTACTACTTCTCTGTTCTTGTTGTATCTCTTTACTCTTACTACCATCCTTTTCTCTTTGCCTAGAGCTTCTATGGTCTGACTCATGGGATTCCTTTATTAAAGCTTCTAGTTGGTTTACTATCAATGTTACTTTGTACTTCAGTCTTTCTCTATCCTCGTTTACTAACACGGCTCCTTGATTTGCTATATCATTACTTAGTCTGTTGCAACTCTGAATAATCATCTCTACTTTGTTTAACTCTAACAGTCTCATATAAACTCCTTTGGCTCTTTTAGAACAATAGTATGTGCTAATTTACCTATTCCTCTAGCAAACTTAACAGTCCAACAACCTCCTGACTTTATATGTTCATCCGTTTTACAGTGATAACAAAACTTCTCGAATCCTCTTTCTTTATAGCCGGGTGGAAGTTTCTCTACTGTAATACAAATTACTACATCAGAATTCATTGCTATCAGAATGTTTCTGGCTTTATATCCTTCCCAGTTTCTAGTCTTTGGTAGATACTCTTCTGTATATTTACCTGCTAACTTAGCTTCTTCAATAGCCCATATATCAATTCCCCCTAAATGGCAACCGCCTGATACTACTTTACTGTAACCAACAATAAGATTTCTTATAGTGAGTTTGGCAGCTATCTGATTATCAATAGTAAACTTAGCTGCTTCTGAGCCTACTATTCCTATTGTCATTTTTCTATCTCAGATACTTTTTTAAGTAGCACTATCATTTCAGGCGTCATTAGTTTACTTAGTTGACTAATAACGACTACTAACTCTCCAAGAGGTTTAGTTAAATCAGTTAATTGCCTAAACTGGCTAATATGAGAAATGATATGTTGAGTCTCTGTAGCAAAAGACATCCTAACATTACGGACATCTTTTAGATAAGCATTCATTAAGGGCAGTAATGTTTCGGCAGCATTTGTTAGTTCTTTCTCAAGCTGCTCTACACTATTCAGAATCTTAGTTCCATCTTCTACTTTAGACATTATATATCCTTTGGATACATGTTCTCCATTAACTCGCTTAAATCATCAAGAGCACTCTTAATCTTTTCCTTCTTAACTGCCTTAACTGTAACACGGCTCTTTGTGCAATCGTCACAATGAGGCCGCTCCATTACTTTCTTATTAGTTCCTTTCAGTTTGCGGTATGACATTTGAAACGGTCTATCACAACGATTGCACTCAGAAATCTTACCGTCTATTAGTTCGATTCTGATATGGTGAGAGCAATCCTGTTTAATGCACACGTAGACATAGTAGGGAGGTTTTGTTTTATCCCTTGATAGGTTCTTTAATCTATATTTATGATAGTGCTTAGTCAACTTACTCTCCGTTCTCTGATACTTCTTCTAGTTTATTACCAACACTCCAAGCCGGCCCAATGTGAAACTCATCTTGAATCTTTCGGAGCATAATTTCATCGTTCTCCGAATTACAAATCTTGTTATATTGACACTTAACACACTGGCTAATTCCTAAAGGTGGAGTTTTCAAATGAGATTGAGGCCAGATATTATTCTGAATATTGTAGTCCAGAATCTTTGCCCACATAATAGTATTCTTAATCCATCGGTCTTTTACTCCTTCTCCAATAGGAATAGGTACTCTTCTAAATCTCTTCTCTGGCGGATAAGACTTCTGTAATCCTACCTCATTGATGTAAACCAAGTTAGAGTTAGAGTAAACGCTATAGCCAAGAAGTTGATTATCCAATCCAATATAGTCCGCTCTTGCTTGTCTCCATTTATGGTCATAAACTGATTCACCTAATACGGGAAACTCTGCATGTAAATCAATCTTGCCTTCGTAAAGAACGATTAAATCATCGTCCTCATAAATGACCATTGAAAAGGATTCTTCTACACCAAGTATCTTGATACCATCATACTTATAATACTCCGTGTAATCATAGAAGTTCTTGATAATCCATTCTGCCATTTGCAAATCAATGTGGAGTTTCTGATAATGTTCTCTACCATTCTCCGCAGACTGTTTAACGGCATCGTCCCAAGAAACTCCTCTTTGTAATAGTTTGTAGTAAATCTCAAGAAGAGTATGACCTAAATCTCCACGTTCCATTGGAGCTATGATTTCGTTAGGTCGATAGTTCTTAATGAAGTTTAGGAAAGTATAGAACCCACATTTCTGAATTGCATCTAAGATTTGTGAGTCTAATGCCAGGATTCTTTTCTCTGCCATATTAGTTTCTTTTTCTTAATCGCCTTTAATGGGAAGGAATTTATTTCCGCTTTTTCTAATCATGGTTAATTATTCCCCTAGAGGATTATACCATGAAACGAATCCCCGTGTCAAGCGTTTTCATTTAATTACTTCTTACTTTGTCAATTAATCTCCTTTTTTCTTTTCTATTTAATTAATTGTTGGGTAGGTGTCAAATTTTTGACATAGGCGGGATGGCTCTAGGATTGCGTAGGAGAGGAGATAAGGCTAGACCATGCTAAGGGACTAGGAAAGTCTGAGAGCGCCCTATATAGCCTTCTGGGTACCTAGAAAACGATTCTAGAGCTAGGTTTAAGCCTGTATTAACGAGCGGAAAACCAAGCCCCTACTGCGGGATATATGCAATTTTCATACCATTGTTAAAGAGGGAATAGATAATAAGAATGGGGAAAGAGCCAGCAGATTGTTAGTCTACCGGCTCCTTTTCCAATCTACGCTAAACTAATCTCAATAACATTTCCAAAGATATGAGTCTGCATTTCGTAGATTGGAGTTAGCAGCTTCTTAGTAAAGAGGTTATATCCAATGCTAGAAGCTTTAGGAAACAGACCGCTAAGAGAGAAAGAGTTACTCCCTACTTTTTGAATCTCAGAGATATTCTTGAATGTACGAAACTCTATCTTATCCTTAGCTGTAGATACAAGCAAAGTTACTGTTTTCAATTTCATTGTTTCTCTCCAGTTTAATCTACAAAAGGAAAAAGCCGGAGGATTATTAGTCCCCCGGCTCAATCTTTTTCCGTCTCTTTACTTAGGCAGGAACGGAATTAGCAGCGGCCTTTTCTGCCGCAATCTTCTCGGCCTTTGCCTTTGCCTTTTCCATGAATGACTTAACTTCGCCGGCTGCTTCAAGAGCATCATAGCCGTAGTTATTCATGAGATTCCGAGCAGTACGCTTAAACACTTTCTTCTGCTCATCGTCCAATCCCATTGAAACGATAAACTCATCGAGTTCATCCTTTTCAACTTCGTTTGCGTACTGACGTTCGTTAAATCCATCAGCGAAACAATCGAAAAGAACCTGCTCATCTCCATTAACGAGAGCGAGAGCATCTTCGATATTAGTAACTACGCCATTGGAAACGAAATCCAAAACTACTTCCGGCGCTCCTTCTTTTACGACGTTTCCCTGCTCATCTTTTTCGTCACGTCGATTAACTGTCTTTTCCACGTACTTTCCGATTGCCATAAACTCAATCGGGCGAGAATTAGCGCCGCGTGTATTCCGAACGTACTTGATAAGCTCGACAGCCATAATCTATCCACCTCTGACGGGGAGCCGAAAACCATTCCCGGCTCGCTTGTTACAATTTACACGTTTTCACTAAAGAAGTCAAGTGTCCTGTTTAGGTGACACTCCTATATGTCATCTAGAGATTCTAGCACGTCAACGATAGCCTTATAGTCAATGTGTGGAATATCATCCAACCAAATATCGTCACTAGGACAAAGTTTACACACTTCTTTATCCATTACTTCAAAATCCTCGAATTTAATTACACGACAATTCTGTACCTTATATGGATTCCTTTCTCCCTTAAACAAAGTAATACCAAGATATTTATGGTGATTGCAAGGGAAGAGTAAAGCTACAGCATGACCAATCTTAGGATTCTTTTTAGATTGGTGAATGTCTATTTCAATTACCCGGCTGGTCAGTCTTTTCATAAATACCTCTTTTGTATTTAGTGATAATCAAATGGATAGCATCTCTAATTTCCTCTTCCATTTGCGGATTATCTGAGAGAATAGAATGAGCCGTTTTGTTGGTAGTAATAGTAAACTCTATTACTCCATTATTCTCTGTCAACCGGGTGACTTTGAATCTCACTTGTTATCTCCTGTTCCTACTAAGAAAGCAAGAACTACTATTACTAAAGCAATAAACAGATAGCCGGCTAGAGTTTCCATTAGTGGATTGTTACGTCAAGAGTGATTTTATGTTCTTTCAAATCATCTTTAACAGACTCAATAAGCCTTTGGACTTTCCTAAGTTTCAGCTTATAGTTAAAGTGAGAATCCTCAATAGAAGCCAATGTCTCTTTACTACACGTTTTTGTTTCCTTAATCAGTATAGTATTAAGAGTAGATACTTCGTTTACTATCTGCTGATAGAGCTTAATTATTTCTATCAGAGAACTGTTTACTCTTGAAGTCTGATTTTCGTTCATCAATAATCTCCCTCAAAACCTGGTTTCTAACTTTAATCTGCTCCAGAAGTCTCTCGTTTAGCTCTATTACTTTGTATAGCTGTGGAGTAGTATAGCTAAGCCAGCTTCTTCTTACTGTTACTCTAAACTTCTCTACCTCTTCTGGTGTCATTAGAATCCTCTCTTGATTTTCTTTCTGCCTTTCTTACTGATAGCTTCATATAGAGCCATGATTAGAGAGTTCTCATCCCATTGTGTAGAAACTCCATCTAATGTTTCTTTCATTGACCGTCTCTTTACTTCTACAATTTCTGTAAAGTATTCGTCAATGGTATCGGTAGCGATTGGATAGGTAGCATTAACAAACCCTTTGATTTGTCCAATCCTAACTAATCTTGCTTCTGCTTGTTCTTCATTAGCAGGATTCCATTGTCTTTCCGCTATGATACAGTTATTGCAAACTTCCTGTAACCTATCGACTCCTTCTCCCATTGCTAAAGTAGAAGCAATTAGAAATGGACTTGATTCCGGCTTTAGGAAATCGCTAATCATATCATACCGTTGGTTCATATTCAAACCGGAATGGAATGATAGAGGTAATGACATACCACCATCTTTACAAACTTCACCTAACTTTGCCCATATTCCTTGCATAACATCCTGGTGATGTGCAAAGATAATTAGTTTTTGTCCAGGTGATTCTAACGCAAACTCTTCCGCTAATTCTACCGTTGGAAGAATCTTATTAATTCCTACCAGATGGCGCATAACAGAAAGCATACCAATAATCTCTATTGGATTCTTCTTTCCGGCTTTTTCCATCTCTCTGATAAACTCATTTTCCGCTGCTTGATAAGCGGCTTTAAGTTTCTCAGATTCAAAGTCAACGTGGTAGAATATTCTGTTAGCTCCAGTTACTTTAAGACCAATCTCTTCTGCTACATCTTCTCTAGTTCTACGAAGGATAAAGTCTTTAGTATATTCTTTGAATGCTTCAGGATACTTAATGCCAGTGTATTTATCGTAACCATTTACGTTTTCTAATCTTACCCATTGGTCACGATAACCTTTCCTAGTCCTAAACAAATCAGGTCTTAATATGTGTAGGATGGTGTAGTATTCGTCAGCGTTATTCTTGATTGGTGTTCCAGAAAGAGCAATGACTTGTTTACCTTCACAAATCTTCTTAAACTCGTTTGTCCTTTTGGATTCTCCCTTTACCGCCTGGACTTCATCGGCAATAATAGTCTTAAATCCAAAATCATAAAACGGGTTTTTAGTTTGTTTGGTTTCAACTTCATGGCCCCACTTTGTTTTAATTACAATATCTTCTTCAGTAGAGAACCTACGGAAAATATCGTAAGAGGCAATGTAAACGTTAAAACCTGGAATGGGAGGATTCTTACCATCTTCTATGATTTGGGGAATATAATCCATTCCGCACCAATCAAGAAGATTGACCATCCATTGAATTTTAAGGGAGGATTTTGCTACGATAAGGCAGGGGAAAAATGTATCTTCGCAATACTTCATTGCGTAATACATTATACCGAGAGCTTGGACAGTTTTTCCTACTCCTTGCTCATCGGCAATTAAACAACGAAATCCAGAATCAATAGCAAACTGGATTCCTTTAATTTGATAATCGTAAGGAGTGTAACCTCTCTTCTTATTCTTAAACAGCTTGAGATATTCTTCAGCGTTTTCTAAAACTTTCTGAACTATCTCAATAGCCTCTTTAACCTCTTCTTCTGTAATTAGATTCTCTTTGTTAAAGGTAACTAAATGGCCGCATTCTAGCCGGCGAAAGTTACCTATTTCTTTTAGTATCTTTTGTGGAGTTATGCAGATATTACATAAAAGCTTTTGTGCCATGTTTCTCTCCTGTTAATTCCGGCTTGGACTTTTATATTAGCAGAAACGAATAGGATTGTCAACTGTCCACTTTAGGTGACACTTAATAAACGGTTGACAAACCTATTTGTTTGCTTGTCTAATTTGTTCCTGACTTACTATAAACCAATTCTAATGAAGCCCAAACCTTAAAAATAACGTGGTCATCTTCTGTCCAGTTATCTCCGTTTTCTACTTCACTAAGTATGGCAGCAATAAAGATAGCTAAAGCCATTCTATCTAACTCTCTTAGCTTTAGAATAATATCTTTTTGTCTAGAAGTTAATGGTGGTGTATCTTTCTCCATTATAACTCCTCTTGGTCTTTAATACCAAATGCCTTTGCTAAAGCTACTGCAATAACAAAGGATTTTGATACTCCGTGTCGCATTGCTTCTTTCTCTACCGCTCTTCTTATCTCTTTCAATACACAAGCTGGCAATGCTTCTCTTCCGCCTGGAATTGGTTTCTGCCTTCTCATTACTTTGTATTTTGCCATATTAGCCTTTCTTCCTCTTTGTCCAAATTGTTCTAGCGGCAAGAGCAATGAAAGTGTAAGGATTCTTTCCTTTAACACTTATGAATTGACCAAGACTAATCTCACTGTTAAGCCAAGCCTCAACCAATTCTATCTCTTGCTGAGAGAAAGTACGGTTAGACTTTCTGGTGTTAGTTCCTTTTGCTTTTTCTAGTAGAGTTGGCATCTTTTGTTTTACCTGTGCCTTTCTGTGGAATAGAGCCATATTACTTCTTCTTTTGACCAATAACGTCTGTTATCAGGTCTTTATAGGGAGGATTAAGAACGGCCTTCTTTCTCTTCTTGTTGGCCCACATTTTCTTTTGAGCTAAAGACATCTTATTCCTACCGGCTGGTGTTTGTGTCCAGTGTTTCTTTTTCTTCTTAGGAATCTCATGAATGATTCTATGGAAACGGCCTTCTTCTTGCTCTGGATTAACCTTTCTCAAATTCTTTTGGCGCCTAAGCTCTAGGTCATTATAACCCTGTGTAAAGGAATCCAAAATCTCTTTCTCTCCATACTTCTTTACTGCTCCAGCTAGAGAAAGGTTTTTATCTATTGTTCTGCTAATAGAACGTTTGGCTTTCCCATTATGAGCCGGCATAACATCTAACAGTTCATCTAATGCGTCGGCTGCCTTACGGAGTCGCTTAATACATTCATTAATCATTTCTATTTCTCCACAAACACAATCTGCTTATAGACATGGGAAACATGAGAGTATTCACAGTTAGCACAATACCCATTCATATCCGGCTTTGCATTAAACTTATCACAAACACCGGCTCCCCTTAAAGATAGTAACTGGAGATACGTTCTTGCTTCATGCTGTAACTCTTTGAATGTCATATTACTTTGCCTCTTTAGCTGCCTTAATCCTTGCCATCATCTCTTTCATTCTATCAGCTTTAGCTTTTAGTTCTTCTTCCGTTACCTTTGGCTTTTCTGGAGCAGCAACCGGAGTTCTCGTAAGAATTTCAATATCTGTTAGAGGCTTTTCTTTCTCTACTTTCTCTGACTTATCTTTCTTCTTTAAGCCCCTTGTCATTTCGTTAATGTCAAAGCCAAGAAGCTCCTTAACATCATCTCTCTTAGGCTTAGGAGCTTTCTTCTCTCTTGGCTCCGTTTCCCAATTAACTTTAACATTGGGGTCCGTTATCAGAGAGTCACGGTCTGATTTAAGATATGGTGCAATTCCTTTCCGGCCAACAAGCTTGTATAGTCTATCATGCACCATTGCCCATTCACGACGAGCAAAAAACTCAATCTTTGATATTTCTACTATCCTAGCTTCTATCGCTTCTCTATCCATTGCTTCAATAGCTAGAGATTTTTCTTCAAACCATTTAACGTATAGGTCTTTGTCAATGTCGTATTGTCCCATTCGATTCTCCAATCTACCAGAAAACTTAGCACATTCAAAAGAGCAAAAAACATATGGAAATTCTGTTTCAG